TGATCTGAAGGTTTCTTCAGTCACAGCAGCTATATCCTTTATATCTTGTCTGGTTCGGTTTAAATTAGGTTGGTTTTGGGCCATAATAATCTTAGTATATAATATAAATATAAAAAGTGCCTACTTTTTAGTAGGCACTGTTGCATTATATGTACTAGTAGCTGGAATATTAGGTCTAGCTATCTCTGCTGCATTTTTATTTGTTAACTGGTTATTTTGTTTTTCTATTTGTTCTTGTTCTTTATCGTACCATTCTTTTAATTTTTGGAAGGTAAAATTTCGAAGCCAAATAGGCATTTCATAAACAGTATCCCAAGTATATCCTCCCTTACCATGAAATACTATTTCATTCATTTGGGAGAATAAATTTATTCTATAGGTTGATGTCAGGCCAAAAAAAGTTTAAAGAAATTGGTAATGTAATGTCCTCCCCACCATCACCTTGAATTGTTAAATCTACATCAGGAGAAATTCTTTTAATTTCTTGACGTAATGATCTTGAATCTCTAGCTAATAACTCATCATCAACAAATTCTCTAATTACTTTTTTGTCTGTGTTGCCACCAACCGAAGTAATCATGTATTTTAAACGAGTAGATAATTCAGGTGCACCCCCATTTGGATATAGTTTTTTAAGCCCTTTTAACTCAGATTCTATCGCGGATTCGTCACCATGAGTTAATAATTTAAACCCAACTTCTACACCTGATGCTGGTAATGTGTAGTAAAAGTTATTTCCTTTTGTATAGTCTACGTCTTCAGGTAATTCTTTATCTTTTAATGTTGTTAAATCTATATTATAACTTCTTCCACCTGATTCAAATTCATATTCTTGACCATATCCTAAAATACGAGAAGCAATTAAGATAGCATTTTTATCACCAATTATCATATCTTTTAAATCTACTTTAGAGACAATTAGTGATTCTAATAGTTTGTCTAAAACAGTACCTTGTTGAATATAGTTTTGATTGGTTAAGATATCTTCTTCTCTAGCTGTCATGTATTTCATTTCAATTTGACCGCTTGAAAGTGGATTATCTTTAGAATAAAGTAAACCTTTTGAAGGTAATTCTACCATTTCGGTAGGAAATTTTGTTTTTGTAACTTGATTGTCCATAAATTTTATTTGTGTTTATATATAAATATAGTAAGATAAAAAAAGCTCACAATTATTTGCGAGCTAATTTTAATAAAAATAAAACAAATTATGCATAAGCATATGCTAATTGAAATAATTCTCTATTTACACGTCTATCTTCAAAAGGATCATTAATACCTGTAATTAATTTACCTTCAGGATTAAAAATTCTATTTGGTTGAGTTACATTTTCTTGAATACGATTATAAACTGACCATAAATCGTTGCCTTCGTCTTCTTTTCTAGTTATATTTAACAATTGATCAACGTTTATACCGTGATCTTTACCAAAACGTGTTTCGGCTGCCATTACTGCAAGAGACATTGCTTTAACCGGATCTAATTCAACATTTTTTAATTTATTAAATTCATCCATCACATTTGATACTTTTGAATTTAATCTAGCCATAATTTGGGGTAAACTAAAATAACTCTTTTGAGTATGACTAACTTTTTCATGACTATAACTTGTATGAGCCATTAAACCATTAGAACATACTTGTCTAAATGCACCTAAATCCATTTCCATAGGTTTTGAACCATTACATGAATTTGAAATGTTTAAAGTAGCAATAGCTTCAGTATGACCTTTAAGATTTTTAACACCAAAATCAGGGTGTTGCATTTTAATCATATGAGATTGGATTCTTCTATCACTACCTCTTTTTTCATAAGCACCATTAATTTTCCAACCTTCTTTTTGGAATCCTTCAATAGCATCTAATGTTTCAATTTGATACTCTTTAGATTTAATTTTTTGATTACCTCTCCATCTCTTATCAAGAGAAGGAATAAAAGCTTGTAGCTTATTTAAATCATTGTTTAACGGAATAAAATTATTTCTTGTTGTTCTCATTATATAGGGGTTTTATGTTTCCTTTTTTATCAATTATGTAATTGGTTGGTTTTTTTAAATTAGTAGCTTTATTGTAACTACCTTTCATTGTTGATTTTCCTCCTGAGCAGCTCATATTAATTTTCGTTTTCAGTTTCGTAAGTATAGTGTACAGTATCTTGATTAATAGTAAAATACATTTTGAAATCTTTATCACAATCTCTGTTTTTAGAAAAGTGTAAAGTACGTGTTAAACCACTTTTATCGCGTTCTACGTGACACATTGCATCTGTCATGTGTTTTATCCTGTTTGAACCTGCAAAATCACCAGCTTTAGTTACTTGTTGAATGTTAATAAATGTAGTATAGTAACCCGTTTCATTTTCACCTTTTTTATTTTTATCTTGTAATCTTAATAACCAATGTTCAGCTGCACCTTCAGTTAATTTATAATTATCTCTAACCATATCAATTACTTCAGCTAATGAATCAATACAAACTACGTCATAACCTTGATTAAACACATATTCTAATGTTTCTTTAACACAATGTGAATAGTTTTTTAAGAATAATGTTTGAACGCAATTAAATTTAGGTAATCTTTTACAATATTTAAAATAAGCTATTTCATCCATTTCACCACTTACAAATAAGCATTTATAACCTTGAAGAGTAAAATTAGCTAACATATCAAGTGCAATTGTTGATTTACCCGACCCTGGTCCACCTACAAGTACCATGTTAGTACCAGGCATTAATCCCCCTTCTGTTGATAAAATAACATCTATTTCACTGTTAGTTTTAATAGGATTAAATAACTCATCATTGAATTTTAAATCAGTACCTCTAAATAATTCTACTTTAGTTGGATTGAAATCAGGAATAATAGAAGGTGATTTAGGTCTACCTCTTCGTTCTACTTTTACGGGAAGTGCTGTTGTTTTGATTGTGTAACTCATAACCTTTATTTGTTTTAATTATTATACTTTAATATACGAAATCTATTTTAGGTAACCTAATTTTATTTAAAAAACTTTTACTTAATTTTCTTATGCTTGAATATACGAAAAAAAATTGGGGTAGACAAAAAAACCCACCTAAAAGGTGGGTTAATTTTATATTTTTTAAATTTCTTAGAAGTTCAAAATACAATAATCCATTGCAACTGTCATAGAGATTTCTGCTGCAGCTTCACCTTGTGACCAATCATAGTCTCCAAATGTTGCTGTTTTGATAAATGCACCTTTAATAATCCATTCACCTACTACATCACCTACAGGACCTAAAATATTCATTGTTAAGTCTTTTTTATAGAAATCTGAATATCCATCTCTACCTGTTACTGATTCGTGAGATAAACGCATCCATTCCATTACTGCTTGTGAACCAGCAGGAGCGATTGGATCATATAGAGCTAAAGTCATATCATTCCATTTTACTTTACCTTTAATTTTACGGTAAACATTGATATGATCTAGTGTGATTTCACCTGCATCGAATCCTGGAGCTGAAGCTTTCTTAATTAAATAAGCTGGGATTCCATCTACATATAGTATGAATCTATTTGATACCTTAGGTTCAAATGCAGTGAACATTATTTCGTTTGGGTTTAATACTGCCATTTTATATTTTGTATTATTTTATTATTATCTGTTTATAATAAATATTAGGAACTAAAGCCCTAATATAAGGGCTTTGATCCTAAATTTTCTTTATTCAAAAGTTGCACCTGTTGGTGTAACATTAAAGTCTAATATAATAAACTCAGCAGTTCTAGTAGGTTGGATGAAAATTTGACCTAATAATTGATTTCTATCAATTACTTCAGCAGTATTATTTGAATCATCCATTACCACTTTATAAGCATATAAACCTTGTCTTTGTTGGATTGAATCCAAGTATGGGTTTACTTGTCTTAAGAATCTATTTCTTGTAGCAGCTGTATTTTGTTCGAATACTAATCCATTAGCTATTTGACCAATGTATGATTTTAATTCAATTAATAATCTTCTAACATTAATTCTATCTAAAGCAGATGCTTTTTTCTGTAATGTTTTCTGACCATATGCTACTACACCTTGTCCAGGGAATGTAGCTAATGAATTAACTTTACCTGCATATAGAGTATCTCTATCTGTTGGAGATAATTTTCTTTCAGCTTGAACTACACTTAATCCACCTCTTGTAAATCCTGCAGGAGCGAACCATGGAGCACCTACTCTATCATTGTAAGCATAAACACTTGGAATGATTGTTGATGGTGGAACCCATGTTAATTTTCCTGTATTAGGAGCACTAATTTGAACCCATGGATAATAAGTTGCAGCATATGAACTATCAACTGAAGTTGCATTTGATATTACTGTAGCTACATTATTTCCAAAAGCAGACATATCTACAATAGCGATACAATCTCCTCTATTTTCAGCCATATTAGTTATTGAGGTAATAATTGAGTTTCCTGTTGTAGCTGTAATACCTGGAGTAGTAATTATGTTAAATTTAAATTCATCTGTGTTACCTAATAATGTAATAGATGAAGTATAAGCTGAATTTGTTAATCCATAAACTCCACAGTTTGAACCTGCTGCTCCACCAAATGATCCACTTTGTGCTATTGGTAAAGAAGAAGTGTAAGCAGCTACTGGAGTTCCAGTATTATCAAAATAATTTGGAGTAGTATAAGTAACTGATTTTACTCTTACGTATCTTGATTTATTAGTATAATCTCCTGTTGTTTGAACATATCCATTATCTGTAGTTGTAGATTGATTACCAATTACAGCTTCAATATAGTTTGATTGGTTAGGATCTAATGATAATCCAGTCCATTGTTCTAATACTACTTTAGAGTTAATATTATCATCTCCTCTTCTAACTAATAAATCAAATGTACCACTTCCAGAGTTAACATTTAATATTTCATACCTAACGTTAACACTTGAACCTGATGGTAATGTATTATTAGCTCCTTCAGTACTAAAACTATTGTTAATATCTCCTTGAGATAAAGTTTCTAATGTAAATACGGTACTTGGTGTACCATTTGTACCACCACTAAATGATCGGAAAACAGGAACTCCTGAACCAAAGCTACTAGTAAGTTGATAATCATTATAAACTGTACCTGTAAAATCTGAGAATATAGTAATTCTTCCTCCAGTTGCTGTAGGAACATATGAGGCTGAGAATTGAGAAGCAATATTACCTGTACCAGTATTAATAGCATTTACTACATATCCTGCCCAGCTACCTGTTGAAGGTACAGCATTAACACCATCATTTGTTCCATTTCCTACACCTAAGTAAATATAATTTCCTCCATCAATAAATGAACCAGTAGCTAAATATGGGTAGTTATAAATAGTATAACTAATACTACCTAAAGCTGTTGTGGCATTAATTAAAATTTGCTGCCATGAACCTGTACTAGAAGCAGATACAAAGAAAGATGCAGAAGCAAATGTTCCTGCTACTGAAGCAATATTATTAGAAGCACTAGAAGTTGCAGGTGCGAATGTTCCGCTTACTGCTCTAGTTACTAATAAAGTATTACCACCTTGTTGGAAATAGTTATAAGCAGAGATTGATGTTAAGTATTCGTAAGATGCTCCACCACTGATGAAAGACCCACCGAACTTATTTAAATAGTCACTATATGAAGTAACTAAGGTTGGGATTCTAACAGGACCTGATACTGTAGGTCCTATAATAGCTGCTCCAGCAGTAATAGGGCCTTGAGTAATTTGGGATTGGTCATTTTCTCTAGTTAGAACACCTGGAGATAATAAGGTTTCAGCCATTTTTATTGTTATTTAATTAGTTTAATTGGTTTGATAATAAATATTAAAAAAAGGCTCAAAACCTATATTTTAGGAATAAATTATCTCCCCTGTTTTTAAATCTATTTGAACATCACCATAAGTTTCTTTAAGTCTTTTACTTAATTCAGCTTCAGATGATATAATTTGAGTGTATTGTTGTTTTAAAAATTGTTCTTCTCTTTCAAGTTGTAACTTTTTAAATCCTAATTGACCTAATTGAGCAATTAATGCTTCAGATTGTGTTTGAAAATCTTGTAATTCTTGTAATTCTTGTTCTGTTAATTTTGTTGATTTGATCATAACGTTGTTTTTATTTTATTAATCTAATTGTTTCCATGTGCTATTTAGATAGCAATAAATATGTTGATTAGCTCCAGAACCCGAAACTATTAACATTCCATTTGTAGGAGATCCTGGTGTTGTTGATCTTGGTTCTAGTATTAGTATATCATTTATTCTAGTTGATCCTGATACATCTAATGTGTAAGCAGGTGTTGAAGTACCTATACCTACTTTAGCTCCTGTTACTGAGCCTGAGAATGGGTTACCTACTACTGTTGAGTATGAACCTGTTGCAAATATAATACCTCCTAGGTTGATTGAATCTTTTTGTTGTGGAGCTAATGTTATATTTGTACCTATTATTATATTGTTTGAACCTATACTACCAGTCCCTGTTGGAGTAGATCCTGCATTTTTTCCTAATAAAGTTGAGTAAGATGCACTTACTGCATTTGTACCAGCATTAACTCCTATAAAATTTGAAATATAAGCATTAGTTGCTGATCTACCAGCTTGATAACCAAAAAAGTTTGATTGATCAGCATTGGTTGCTTGATAACCAGCTTGTTGTCCTAAAAAGTTTGAGACGCTAGCATTTATTGATTGATAACCAGCTTGTTGTCCAAAAAAGTTTGAGTAATTTGCATTTGTTGCTTGAAAACCAGCATTGGTACCTAAGAAGTTTGAATTATTAGCATTTGTAGCTTGATAACCAGCATTAAGCCCTAAAAAGTTTGAGTTATCAGCATTTGTTGCACTATAACCAGCATTGGCGCCCATAAAGTTTGAGTATCTAGCGTCTGTTGCTATATCTCCTGCATTTGGGCCAATGAAATTTGAAGAGTATGAACCTCCTGCGGATCTACCTGCTGCATAACCTATAAAGTTTGAACTATTAGCACCTGTTGCTTGATCTCCTGCTTGATCACCTATAAAAATACTTCCGACTGTACTTGCTCCTGCTCCACCTGGTACATATGTTGATCTTAAGGTACTTCCTGTTATTGTTAATGGGTAAGAAGAACTTATTGAATTTAGTGCCCAAGAAGCAGTTCCAAATAATGATCCTGTTATTCCGTTTGTTACTCTTAAAGATCCTGATACATCTAATGTATATTGAGGTGTTGTAGTTCTAATACCTATATTACCTGTAGATCCTGTTATTCTTAATATTTCTGGGTTATTGTTAATTATTGATGATGTACCTGCATATAAAATTATATCTCCCTTTGTCGCAATGTCTAAAGTATTATTTGAATAAATACCTGAATTAGCACTTCCTGGGTTACCTGGTATAAAGTCTATTTGAGACTGTTGAGCAGGTCTACTTACAGAAAACATTGTTGAACCATTTAAAAAAGTAGTTGTGTTAATTCCAATTGTGCTTATAGTTTGAGATAGTACACTATTACCAAATGAATTTGATGACGAGTAGTATGGTATATAATTAACACTACCAGTTATAATATTATTATAATTAAAATTTGAGGCATAAGATGCTGTTGTTGCATTATTTGCCCATGAAGCTGTACCAAATAATGAACCTGTTATTGAACCTGATACTTCTAGATTACCTGAAGGTATGTAAACATTACCACTTCCACTAACTTTAAATTTAGTTGAAAGAGTACTTATAGTAGCTCCAGTTTGTACAGCAAAATCTTTATTATTTATTAATAATATATTACTATTTGTACCTGAAAATATACCTCCTGTATCTCGTAATGAAGTTACATAATATCCACTATTAAAATATATAAAAGCAGAACCTGTATTATACCAGCTTCCTGAAGTAGCTAAACTTACTGCACTATAAGCTGCATTACCACCTGTATCTGAATTTCTAATTACTAATCCTACAGCTCCATTTACATTTGTATCAACTGCAAATCCATTTGAGGTAGTACTTGTAGGGAAAATTCTAGTTCCTATATAAGAATCAATAAGTGAAGAAGTTACTAGTTGATTTAAAACATGTGAAGCTGTGCCAAATAAAGATCCTGTTATTGAACCTGATACTCTTAGTGATCCTGTTATTTGAAATATAGAACCTGAAGCGAATACTAAATTACTTCTATTAGCATTGGAAGTACCATTTCCTATAATAAAGGCTGATTGGGCTGAAGAAGAAATGTTATATTGACCTTGTACGTGTTGGTATTGGCCTGATGCTACTGTATTAAATCCTTCAGCGTGTGAATAATTTGCTGACGATGTTGTAAGTCTTCCTTCTGCGTGTGATGATTCTCCTGATGCTCTTGTTTGATATCCCTCTGCATGGGCATATTGACCTAGTGTTATTGTTGAATATCCTTCTGCATGTGACCAAGATCCTGATGAATATGTTTGGTCTCCTTCTGCATGTGATCCTTCTCCTATTGCATATGTAGCTCTACCTTCAGCATGTGATCCTGTTCCTTCTGCTCTTGTTGGAATAATTTCTCCACCACCACCTGGATCGTATGTATATCCTTCTGCATGTGAGTAAGGTCCGTATGTTTCTGAAGAGTTTCCTTCAGCATGTGAATAAGGTCCTGTTGTTATTGTACTCAAACCTTCTGTATGTGAATATAATCCTGATGTATATGTTGAATAACCTTCTGCATGTGAACCTTCTCCTATTGTGGATGTTGCCCATCCTTCTGCATGTGAATAATCTCCAGATGCTAGTGTACCTTGACCTTCAGCATGTGCTGCTGATCCTAGTGATATCGTGTTTGCCCCTTCTGCATGTGAGTATTGTCCTGATGAAGTTGTATTATATCCTTCTGCGTGTGAAGCGAATCCTAATGCTGTTGGTTGATATCCTTCAGTATGTGAATAATCTCCTGTTGCTTTAGTTAACCATCCTTCTGCATGTGAGTATGATCCTGATGCTGCTGTCTGGTTTCCTTCAGCATGAGAATAGTCTCCTGAAGATGATGTTAATCTTCCTTCAGCATGGGAATATTGTCCCGATGCTTGAGTATTAGTTCCTTCAGCATGAGCTCCTAAATTGGTTGCTCTGGTATTTGAACCAATAGCAGTTGAAAAGTTAGCTGAGGCTATGACATTAAAACCTTGAGCTAAAGCATATAATCCAGATGATAAACCTGTACCTAATATTACACTTGAAGAATTATATATAAATTTAAATGCAGAATTACCTCCTAAATTACTACCACTATTAAATTGAATTTGAGTATCTGATCCACCAGCTCCACCTCCACCTGAGCCTGTAAGTGCTAAAGCACTAGAGGCAGTATAGAAAAATTGACCAGTTGATGCATTATAGGTTACTACATTAGTTTGAGCAGTAGTAGTTAATCCTCTAACAATAGCTGACCCCGATACAGATAATGAGCCAGTTAAGGCTAAAGATCCTGAAATGGTAGTAGGGGCTGTTATTATAATATTATTTGGAGAGGTACCATCTAAAGCATTTATTACACGTAATAAATGTTCTGCTCTAATTATCTGTCCTGCGGATATTCCTGAAGTGCTTATTGTAGCCATTTAATTATTTTATCAATAAATATTTAGAAAGGTTAAAATAAATAATAAAAAATTTTATTATCTTATGCTACCTGTGTTACGGTTAATATTACTGATGGTGTTGCTGGTCTCGTTGGTGTTGACTGTACTCCTTTCGCTTGTAGTTGTCCGTTTGCTGTTGTTTTTGAATATTTTAATTCTACGTAACTACCACTTGTTATTTGAGTTAAGAAGTTTAAAGCAGCTACTTGAAACCCACCTCCATTTATTTTTTCAATAGAAAAATCTGTATTTGAATTAGCAATATTGGAACCAGTCATAGCAAACCAAATTGAAAAGTCAACTGCTTCATTTGATGTAGTGTGTAATTGTGTTGAAAATTGAACATTGTACAATCCTGTATTTGATACTGTTATTCTACTTCCACTTACTAAGCTTACTCCATTTGAAAAATCAGTTGTATTAAATGTCGCTGAATAAGCTGTATCTGCTGATCCTGATTGTGTTTGTGTGCTGCTGAATTGTCCGTAATTAAACTGTCTATTACCGTCTACATAAAATCCATTATTTATACGTAATGCTGATCCAGAGCTTAGTGTTAGTGATCCTGATAGTACTGTGTTTCCTATTTCAGTTAAAGATCCAGATACTTTTAATGATCCAGTTATTATTACATCTTGAGTAAGTGGATTGATATATGATGCTGTTTGTGCATTGTTAGCCCAGCTTGCAGTGCCTTGTAATGATCCAGTAAAACCAGTCAGTGCTCTTATAGATCCAGATGTTTGTATTCCTGTTGTATCTATCTGAGCTGATAGTACTCTATTTAAAGTTCCGATTGGTGCGTTGTAAAATTGTTGTGCTGAACCTCTCGCATTATTCATTTGGTCTTCTAATACAATGAAATCCAACGATGTTGCCGTTCCACCAGGAACAGATGTACCACCAAATCCAGTATCACCTCTCCAACCAATAGATGATATTCTTAATGTTACATCTCCAGTTTTTGATTGAGATGGTGCAGATGCAGTTCCTCTGGCTGCTCTTGATATAACTCCGTTAAATGAAGTAGTACTACCAGAACCAAATGCATCTAAATTAAAACGATTTACTTGCCCATCATTTCCTGTGATATGAACCATACCACCTGCTACTGTTATTGGTTGATATGATCCATCTGAACTGCCTATTACACTTAGTCCACCAACATCGTTAGCAGGTATACTGGGTACTCTTATTATTGTTCTTGCTGTAGAGGATACTTCAAATGGTACAAATGATCCACTTTTTAATTGAAATCCGGCTCCAGCAAATGTAACGTTTCCGTTTGCATTTGATATTGTTGCTGGAATTCCTCCTGGAATGTCTGATTGTATGCTAATTGATCCTGATTGAACGTATATTGATCTCCAAGGATTAGTTAAAGATCCTAAATCAAATGAGCTTGATATTTGAGGTATTACATTTCCTGCTATCTGTATACTACCTGTAAGAGTAGTTGTACCAATTAATGTATTATTTCCTCTTTGTGTTGTAGATCCTGTTATTAGTAAAGATCCTGTTATAAGAACATCTTGACGTAAAGGATTAACATAAGAAGCTGTTAATGCATTTGAAGCACTTATAGTTTGTAGTACGTATGATGAGGTTAAAGCAAAAGAAGCACTAATTGCTCTTGAACTTGTTAAAGCAAAAGATGCTGTACCAAAAAAACGACTAGTTGAAGATCCAGTCCAGGCATTAAATGAAGCAGTAGTTAGTAATGAGCCTGTATTAATGGTTCCTGCATTTCCTGTAAATTCTTTTACAACATTTCTTGAACCACTACCATAAAATAATCTCCCATTTGTTACATTAATAGCTAATTCACCTTGAGTCAAATTAGTAGGAACACTTCCTGATAAGGATGTGTTTTTTATTTGTATAATTGAACTCATAAGTTTATGTTTTTAGCTATTGGATGTAAATAAATATAATTTTATTTTAAAATTAAATATAAGATTACTGCTAGTAATCCCCCGTAGGCTCCTGCCCATATATCTAACCAGTCCCATTTAGCTGCTCCTTTAATACCATAGTACCATTCTCTTGCAAAATTAATACCATAAGCTCCAAACCAACCAAATAGTAACGTTACCCACAAAGGAAAATATTCTAATTGTAAATCTTTTACATTTTGCCCAAAAAAGAAAAATGAAAATATAATTGCAAAACTTACTATAAAATGTAAATGTCTTCTTTGTTTAATAAAATCTTTATTAAAAATATTTTTAAAGTTTTTAAATGGTTGTGATAAAACCTGTAGCAGGCTAAAAAATGATGAAAAATCCATAGTTTTATTTTTATGTTAAAATGATATTATTACTACTAATCCGTCTCCTCCTTTTCCACCTCTTCCTCCTGTATTAACTCCTGTCGCCACATCTGCAGAGCCGCCACCGCCCCCACCAGAACCTATACCTCCGTTTCCTCCGTTTCCTCCGTTTCCAGTTGAACCACTTAATGCTGCTCCACCTCCAGCTCCTCCTGTTGAGAAAAAGGGCTTAAGTGAAGTAATTCCATTTGCTCCATTACCTCCATTATTTCCGTTTGCTGCGTATCCTCCTCCTGTAATTTGTGGAGTAAGTGATGATGAAAGTATATTACCAGAACCATTTACACTGATACTTCCTCCTGCTCCGGCACTTACAAGTGTTGAGGTAAATGGTGTTGTATCCCAAGTAGCACCTCCAGGGAATATCGGGGTTGCTTGCCCGTTTGTAGATATAAAGTTTCCTAAGGTATAAAAAGTAGCTGTTG